CGGTGGCGGTTTTTGGGGCTGGTCGTGGCGCTGCGGGCGCCGACAACCGGGCTGCGAGTTTTCCGATCTCAACGGCTTGGGCGTAGGGGTTGAGTGCCGCGATGCGGCGCGCCTCTGCCGGGTGTTTCGCCAGGTGATACGCCAGGGCCGGCGCTTCATCGGCTGCACGAGCGGCGTGCTGCATGACTTCCGTCATCACAGACGCGGCGCGCTCGTAGTTCTGACCCACCACGTCGTAGAAGTCCGGCGTTTGACCGGCGAAGGTCTCGGCCCGCTCGTTGAACCGCCGACGCTCGGCCTGTTCGGCTTCACGTTGGGCGCGCTCGTTGAACTGGCGCGTGACTTCCTGCCGGGCTTCCCAAGCGGCCTGCGCCCGAATGAAGCGCACGTCGTTTTCCCCATGCTCGTAAGCGTAGGGGCTGGGTTCCGGGTCTTCATCGACCTGGGGCTCGGGGTCGCGTTGGCGCTCTTGCGGCTGGGTGGCCTTGGCCCTCCAGAACTCCGCCTCGCGTTCGGCTTCCCGCTTCTGCCGGGTCATTTCATCGATGCGGTCTTGAAACGTCTTCTTCGGCTTGGGCTTTTCGCCAGAGCCGTCGTCGGCGGTTTCGGCGGGGGCATCGTCCCCGAGATGTTCGTCACCCTGAGCGGGGGCTTGTTCCGTAACCTGATCGGCAACGGACACGTCTTCGGTCACGCCTTCCGGCGTGTTGGGGGCTTCTGACATTGGCGCTTTCGCGGAAGTCCCGAGGCGCGTGATCCAGGGGCGGGACGAACCCCCCGGCGCGAAACCTTAGCCGGCCGCTTCAGGCGTCGGCGGGTTGATCTTGTTCTGTAGGTCCGCTTCGGAGTGCATCACTTCCAGCGGCTTGCGTTCCAGGTCCATGATGTCGCCTTGCAGCGCCACCTGTGAGCGTTGGGCTTCAACCTCGGCTTTCACCGCGTCGGCCTGCGCCTTGCGTAGCTGCGCCATCTTCAGCGCCTCATCGAGCGGCGTGACGGCGGGGCCTGACTCCTGACCCACCGCTTCGGCTTCGCGCATCGCCTTGATCGCCTCGGCCTGGGTCTTCTGAACCTGGGCTTCCTTCTCCGCGAGCGCCAGTTGCCCGGCCTGCATCTGCATGGCCTGCTGCTGCTGTTGCTCGGCCTGGGCCGCTTGCATCGCCTGCTGACGCTGCTGCATCTCTTCGGGCGATAGGTCTTCGTCCTTCTCCTCGGCCATGCCGGGCGGAAGCGCCTTCTTGAGCCGCTCCGCGATCAGGTCAGCGCCGGGCCAATCCATGTTGCGCGCGATCAGGTCGCCGGCCATCTGAGCGGCGCCCGGAACCGCTTGCATGAATTGCATCATGCTCTCGGCGGCTTCGACGCGCTTCGTGCTGTAAGATGCTCCGGTTTCCACCACCACGTCATAGCGGCCACGGTTGATGTCGATGCTCTCCGGGTTCATCGGGTCGTTAATGCGCTTGACCTTGACCGCCTCGTCTTCGCCGATCACGCGGATCGTGCGCGCGGTGTCGTAGGCAATCGGAATCAGCGCATTGATGACCCGCCCGGCCTCGGCAATCGCGGCTTGGAGGTTGTCGTGGTAGATATAGCTTGCCACGTCGCCTTCACGCTGGCGGGCGATGATGGCTTTGCCGCTGGTCTCGTTGGACGTCATGCCGAGCGAGGCGTCGTGCAGCCCGGTCGTGTCCTTGATGTCCTGGGTGAGTATCTGGCTCTCTTGCAGCACCGCGCTGTTCAGGGTCGGCGGGCCGACGAACTGCGGCGGAACCTGACCCGAGTAGACCAGCAACGTGTCGTCGTTCTGATACGCCGTGCGGAAGGCTTCCTGATCGCCCTCGGTGTTCTCGTGCAGAATCCACTTGCCGTTGCCCGCAAGCGCCAGCATCTCAGCCGACTTGGACCGCCAGTAGTTCCGCAGCCGGTAGCTATCGCGGGCGAACCGCACCAGCCCGAACCGCACCCGCTTGGCGCGGACGTTGACCTCCCAACCGCGCGCCCGAAAGATAGGCAGGCGCGGAATGGGCAACTCATGCGGGCCGGACAGGATCGCGTGACCCGTCATCAGATACATGCAGGCGTACTTCCGAACGCCCTTGCGGATCATCGGCTCGCCGTCATCGTCCAGCGCGAAAGGCGCGGGCAACGGGCGCAGCTTCTGGCCCTTCGACGTCCGCACGATCATGGCGGGCATCATCGGGTCGGTCATATCCACTTCGACCGTCGATCCGGTCTCAAGGCGCGCGTATGTCGTCGGCTCCGACTTCATCCGCCAAAACTCGACAACGCGGACCTCGTCGCGCTTGTACCAGCCGTTGGCGTCGGCCTTGGGAACCTCTAGTTCCGAAGGCAGCTCCTGCTTCCACTGCTTTTCAAACGCCTTGCGGGGCATCGCCTCTTCAACAAAGCACCACTCCGCATCACGCCCGGTCCGTTCACCCGCGAACGGGTCCCAGACCACCGCGAAGGCGTCGGGGATGTTCTTGATCTCGATGTCGCGCTCAAAGCCGGTGTCGTCGGCGTACTTCAGCCCCACGCGGAAGTTGCCGATCCCGCAGCCGACTTGGTTCTCACCCGCCGCGATGTAGACACCCTGCGCGTCGTTGTCCCGCTCGATGGCGCGGATCAGCCCCTCGCGGACCTCGGCCAAGTCCTTGTCGGCGTCTTCGGCCGGGCGCACGCGGATCGACGGGCGGTTGATCCGCATGTCGCCCACCACCTGGGCAATCTTCTGCGGTAGGTCGTTGATCGTCAGGCGAGGCTTGCCGGCGCGAGTCTTGACCGCATCGTCATCCCACTGGTCACCGGCCAGGAACTTCAGGTCTTCGTCGGCCTGGTCGCGGTTCTCGCGGTCGTAATCGACGCCGTTCTGGAATAGCTCGCGGACCTCCTGGCAGAACTCGCCCTCGTCCTTGTAGCCCGGCGGCACTTTGGCTTTGCGGGCAGGCTTTTCGGCGTCGTAAGCCATACTACCTCCCCATCCATGCGTTGCCGCCCGCGTGAACGGGCTTGCGTGCCGCTTCCCGCTTCACGCGGGGTTCGTCGTAGGCCACCGCCAGAAGCCCGAAGGCATCCGCGCCGTGTGACGCCCAATCGTGCTCAGGCCCGAGGCCAATCTCGCGCTTGTCGTCGCGGCGTTCGTGGTACGCGCCCAACACCTCAAGGCCGTCCGCCGTCGTCGCTTCGTTGAACCACATGCGGGGAAACAACCGCCGCCCCGCATCAATCCGAAGCATGGCCGCCGATGGTCCCTGGTTGCGGATCACCTCGACGTCGAAGCCCGCTTCCCGCGCCTGGTCCTCGTAGCTCTTGCCGTTGTGGTTCTCAGGGCCGACCCGCGAACCGTCGTGCGGGAGATAGACCATGCAGCCGCGATAGCCGCGCTGGCGTAGCTCCTCGAAGTAGTAGCTAGGCGGTTGGCCCGAGCCCTCGATGTAGTCCAGCAGGGTGATCTTCTGGCCCACCCATTGCGCCACCCAGATCGCCGTATGGTCGCGCCGGCCAAGGTCCCAGAAGGTTCGTATCGCCATGTTCGGATCGCGGGCCACGAAGCCGATGCGGTTTTCCTTCCGCGCCTCGGTCAGGCTTGCCGCGTAGTAAGCGCCTTCGGTCACCTTGGCGTAACCACCCTCCCAAATGTGGTCGTATTGGTCTGGTCGTGCGGCTTGATCGTCCAACCGCTCGCGCTCCAGTTCGACCGGAAACCACGGATTGTCTGACCAGTTGGCCCTGACCACTTGGGCGCCGGTCGGCAGATGTTCGCCCCTCAGAAGCGTATCAACCGGGTCGGTCTTGCGGTTCGGGTTCCACGAGAACCAAAGCTCCGAAGCCTTGGCGCGGATCGTCGGCCGGAGAAGCGTCAGGCTGCGAGCGCTCAGGCTTTGGGCTTCCTCGACCCAGGCCCGCTGGAAACCCTCCAGCGACTTGATGCTTTCCGCCGTGTGATCCTGCATCCCGACGAACGTGATAAGCCCACCGCCGGGCGTTTCGATCCGGTCATTCAGAACCCGGAAGCCGTCCGCCTCGCCCAAGCCGTAGTCCGATAGCTTCTGTTCGATCAGGCGCTTCGAGCTTTGCGCCAGAGACTTCTGCACCTCACGAACACACACGCTGAGAGCGCCGCGTTGCGCCAGGTGCTCCTCGACCATGAGGCCCGCGAAGAAGTGCGACTTCCCCGATCCGCGACCACCCCAAGCGCCCTTGTAGCGAGCGGGCTGGAGTAGCGGGACGAAGATGCGCGCCGTGGGGATATCAAGACTTCGGGTCGACAACGGTTCGCGTCAGCTTCTCGATTGCGAGGGCGCCAGAATGTTCGGTCTCAGTCTTGTCCTTCCACGCGTCGGGCTGGCGGTTCTTGAGGCCGAAGATAATTCCGGTCGCGTTGCCCTCGTTGCGTTCGGCCAGGGCCTTGAGCCGATCCTCCCAAACGCGAGCGCCTTTAGCCCGTCCGATCTTTATGGATGCGGAAAAATCTGGATGAACCTTCTTCCACTCGGTCACGGTGTCGATGCAGACGCCAAGCTCACCAGCGAGAACCGCTTCGCTGTAGCCTTCCGACAAGACCTGTTCGGCGGTCTCGCAAAAGGCTGGATCGTATTTGCTTGGACGACCTCGCGTCGGGGCTTGGTCAGTCATGTGAGACCCTAGTTAACCGTCGCCCCTTGGCGCTCGCGTGCGGAAGCTATCTCAGCCAGAGCGCGCATGTTGGCGGCGTAGACTTCCGATGCAATGCGGGCGTGTTCGATGCAGAACGCCTCAGCGTCGTCTAGCTCGGCTTCGGTGAGTGTGCTTATGGGCTTGCCGGCGTAGGTCATGGGAACCCCCTGACCGATGGCTGCGCGCAAAGCGCCGCTTTAGTTTTCTGTTGGGTTGTTCGCGTGCAAAGTCAAGCGGTGTTGTCAAGCATCACGCCGCACGCCTCACACCCGCCCGCATCAATTCGAGCGCGGCGATCAGGTTTGTCTGCACGACGAGGGCGCCCTTGTCCGTCAGTCCGTACTGCCTCGGGGTGAGGCCAACGCCCGCAATCGCCGCTAGAGCGCCGTACAGGGCCGGTACGGCTTCGATGTAGCCCGACATAGCCCGGAGCCTGCGTTGCGCCGCCACGCGGGCCTGTGCGGCGACCAGGGCCGATCCTGTAGGGTCTCCGCCTCCGCCGATGCTGTCGTTGATGCAGGAGCGAAGCGGCGGGTCTCCGTAGGCTTGGCGGTAGAGGTCTCCCCATGTCTCTCCGATCTGGGCAAGCTCGGTTGTGAGCACCTTGCGGCTGACGAGGTAGGCCAGGCCGTTCAGGCGACGCACGGGCTTCTGTCGCTCCCCTGGTCGTTGCTTCGGACGCTCAAACGCTTCCCCCCTGCCCTCGGCAAGCGCGACGGTTTCGTCAACGCCAGTGGCAACCTCCAGAGCCTCGGACTTGGCGCGCTCGCGTTCGGCTTGGCGGACAAGGTTGGCGCGGGTGCGGGCGTGGTGGGCCTTTGCGACCGAAGCGAAGGCGCGGCTCTTGGCGGTTCGGGCCATCACTCACCCCTCGCTTGCGGGTTGTTTGGCGTAGTCGAGGAGGTGGTCACGCATACTGTCGGTAAGCTCGACGACGAGCGCCGGGGGGTCAGCGCCTTTCGCGCCCGGGAACACCCCCTCGATCTCCGCTCTCAATGCGGCGAACGCGGCTTTCAGCCGGGTGTCTGCGTTGCGGTAGGTCATGCGGCTTGCTCCGTTGTCAAAATGGAATCTCGTCGCCGTCCTTCACCCAGGCGCGGCTGAACGAACCTTGAAACTTGGAACCGGGAAACACGCGCTTTGCCTCCACCAGCGTCGGGGGCAGGGCGTCAATGATATTCCCGATCTCGCGGGCCGTATAGACCGAAACGAACCGACCGGACGCCTCAACGTCCGCGACCTCGGCGTCAGTTCGGACCAGCGCGGCGACGGTCCCGTTCTGCAACGGTATCTCCCACACCCACGGCTTGACGGGTCTGTGGCCGGCGTCGGTGGCGGCCTGCGATAGAGCGGCCCACGCCCGCTTCATGGCGCCCGCCTGCTTCTCGACCTCGTCCAGCATGGCGCGCGTCAACGTGTCCGCCGCCCACGCGGCCTGATAGGCTTCCGACCACTTGGCCTTCTGTCGATAGAGCTTAGCGCGCAAATCATCAGAAACCAGCATGGGGAGGCGTTCAAACCCCCATTCCGTCTCCGCTTCGGATCGGGCGTTTTCGACGCCTTCGAAAATGGCCTGAAGGGTTCCGGCGTCGGATGGTGATGGCATGGTTATGGTTCTCCGCTGACTTAGGTGGCGATGCCGCGTAGCGGCGGCAGCGCCACAAAACCCTTAAAACGCGCGCGCGCGTACGCGCGACCCCTAAGCGTTTGTCTTTGTTCGTTAATTTGTGGGCGTACGCCCACATTGTGGCGGTGTGGCGTACGCCCACATTTTTCGTAAGCATTTCAAAGACATGACGTGTGGCGGTAAAATCACCGCCCACATCACCGCCCACATGAGTTAGCGTCTTGTTCACGGTCATTCGCCGGACCTTGAGGTGCGATAACCGCGCTTGTCGCGGCCTTTGGCGAGGCTGATAACCGCGTCATCCGTGATCAATTCGCGCAGGGCCTGGCGCGATACGGAGGGGCTGAAACCGGCCTTCATCATGTCCGCCGGCAGGGCCTTGAAGATATAGCGGGGGTGTTCCTTGCGGCCTGCGTAGGGACGCCCTGACGCCCACGCCTTGTCCACCAGCGCGCACGCTTCCTCGCGTGCGGCGAACAGCACGCTATCCCCATCCTCGGCGTCATCGCAGGGGTGCAGCACGCCCTGGTCAAAGAACAACCGGATGGCTGTTTCGTCGCCAGACTTGGCGTAGTTCGCCTTGCCGCGCGTCAGCATCCGGTCGTCGGTTGAGCCCTCTTCAGGGCGCGTCAGATAGATGCGCGAACGCACGGCGTTGTTCCATGCCGTCGAGCCGCTGTAGCCGCTCCCTGACGCCTTCCCGGCCACAGAGGGGTGACCTAGCAGGAGGATGGTCAGGGAATGTCCCTTGGCCGCCTGGCGCTTGATAAGGCCGCCCAGCAGTGTCTTCACGAAATAGTTCACCTGGGGCCGGTCGATCTCCGATCCGGCGTAGAAGTCGGCCAGCGTGTCGAGGATCAGGAGCGACGGTTGGACGGCCTCGATCTGTTGTTCAATCCGCTCCCAGAACGCGCCGACGATAGGCTTTGAATCCTTATCCCAACGGATCAGGGCGTTGTCGTCACCGACCCTAGGCCACAGCCAGACGTCGTTGAATGGGTTGCCGATGGTGTGACCCATCGCCGCCTTGATGGCGTTGTGGCGCCGGTGAAGCTCGTCCTTTTCATCCTCACACAAGATAGCGAGGACCGACCCTTGCTTGACCGGGATACCTAGCCACGGAACGCCGGTGGCGACGGAACACGCAAGCTGCTGCGCCAGGAGCGTCTTGCCTAGGCCACCGTCGCCGTAGAGCGAATTGACCGCCCCGGCGACGATCCAGTCATCCACCACCCAGACGCGCTCAGGCGGTTCGCCTGTCAGGTCGGAGGCGCGAAACGGACCTTCCGGCGGTGGGTAACTATCCTCCGGTTCGTCCAAAGGGCCGTCGTCATGCGTCCTCTCGGCCCAGGTCGTGACGGCTTCGTCAAGCGTCGCCATGCCGGGGATTTGGCCGGCGTGAAAGGCGCGCACGGCTTCCTGACACTTCGCCAGCAGGAACGTCGGACCGCGCCCTGGTCGGTTCTGGTCAACGCGCCGGAAGTAGGTCGGCCCGACTTCCTTGTAGAGTTCTTCCGCCGTGGGCGCCGATCCCGTCTCCCCGACGTACTGGCGCAGCGTGGCGCGCACGAGGCGGAAGGCGTAGCCCTCGCGCCCGTCCATGACCTTCTCCTCAAGGCCGAGCGCGCCAGCTGGGGCGACGGTGATTTCAGGCGGCGCGTCTGCCTTTGATTGCGCCACGGTGACGGGCGGGAAGGCGCGTTCGATCTGTTCAATCGCAAACTCGCGCGGCGCGCGTTCAATCCGCACCAGCTCGGTGCGCTCCAGCACGCGGCCCGGCTTGTTCTGTTTCGGCCAGGCGATTGATCCGGCAAGGCGCATCAACTGCTTTGCGGTGCAGACGACGCGATCCGTCCCTAACGCCGTGGCGATGCCGCGCGTCGCAGCGCGCAAGGTGTCGGCGTCGTCTATGGGGGTTTCGAGCGGCCACCACATCTGCGCGCGGCGTTCCGGCGTTCGCCCCGTAACCACCACGATAGCGGGGTCACAGCCTGCGTAGGCGGCCCTTGCGCTCTGTAGCTGGGCTTCGGTGTCAGCGTCGGCCCAAAGGGCGTAGGCGCGCAAAAAATCGGTATCGTCAGCGGTGGTGTCGGGAAACACGTCGTCTTTGCGGAGCGCCGCGCCGACGTAGACATTCCAACCGTGTTGAGCGTTCAGGCCGGATGCGTAGTCCGCCGCCGCCTCGAGGTCGTCAGTGGCGAAGAAGCGCGTGCGCGTCCGGCCCTTGGTTTCCTTATCGACGTGGATGCCCGTTATCTCGACCTTGCCGGTGATGGCGCGACCAAACAGAAGCCCCAGGTGGGCCGTCATGTCGGATTTATCGGGGCTTAGGATCGGTGACACGTTGACCACGTTTGACCCTTGAAAAAGTGGCGGGACGCTTTCACGCCCCGCCTAGATGCCTCGGGGAGGAGGTCTCTTAAAACTCGGTGTCGTCGGCCTCGACCGGCGCGGGTGCTGGCGCCACAGGGGCGGGCGTAGTGTCGAAGTCGGCGGGACGATCCACCCAGGACTTGATCTCAAAGATCGGAGCGTAGTTGGTCGAGGTCTGCCCCTTGCCCGTCGATTTGATCGCCGTCGTGCCTGTCATGGCGACCACGGGAACCTTGCCGGGGTTGTCCTTGAGCCCAGCCGTATAGGCGTCGTGCAGCTTGTCCACCGCGCCGATCACCGACTTGGCCTGGGATGCGAACTCACGCACATCACCGCCGCAAGCCTTGCCGAGCTTCACCTTGAGGCGAAAGCACTGTTTGTGGTTCTCGGACGGACGGGCCGGCAGAGGCTGACCCAGCGGGACAACCGCCCAGGCCGGACCCTGGCCCGCGACGAAATAGACCCAGCCGACCTCGATAGCGCCAAGGTCGAACGCGCCCTGAAACGTGGACGTGATGTCCACATCGTCGGATGACCAGTTGCCCGCGCTGTCCTGATGCCGGTCGATGCGGAACACCCGCCCGGCCCGCGCGTCGTACTTGACCACCGGAAGGAAGTTTTCACCGCCACCGGCTTCGGTCTGCAATCCTAGTGCCATGTTCGTTCTTTCCTCAGTTTACACATACCCGAAAGGGTCGGGCCGCCCATCTCTTACGCCGCGTGTTCAGGGAACCTGCGGCGCGACCAATCCGCCAGGATCATCGCCGTGCGGTCAAGAATATTCTCGCCCTTGATGACAGGCGGTTGGCCGTTCAGTTCACGCAGGGCGACTTGAATGGAAGCCGCGCGATATTCAGGCTCAATAAAGCCATCGCCGCGCCACACTTCGTGTTCGCCACTGTGAATGGTAAAGCCAAGCAGCGGTTGCCCGCGCGTCTTGTGCTGATACTTCTTGACGGTGAACGTCGCCATTGGTCGCCTTTCAGTAACCGAACACTTCAACCGACTTGGCGCGTGTCGCCGGGTCGTTGAAGTAAAAGCTGTCCGACGAGTGCGGAACAATGGCGGCAAGTTCGCGCGCGTCAGCCGAGATGGCAAGAAATTTCTGCAACCGCAAAGCCGCGCCTGTAAGCTGGACAATGGCGGCGTCGTATTGCTCGCGCGTGAGCGTGTGCGTCTCTGACTTCTTGTCGCTGACGTAGACAAACCGCACGCGCTTATCCATGTGCGCCCGCTTGTAGACGGACGCCTGGCGCAGGTGCGTCTCGCTCATGGCGGACGGAACTCGGAGCGTCGTTTTCAGGTCAAGGATTTCATCGGCGAACATCCAATCGAGATAGCCGATCACCGGCACACCGACGCCATCAAGCGACGTTTCGACCTTGTGCTGGTCGCCCCGGTTGGGCCGGATCGGGACGCCGTGCGTGCGTAGGGCGAGCCCTTGCTTGACCATGCCGGGGATAACGCCGCGCTCGGTGTCGCGCTTAGGGTCGCCTGACAGCGCCGTGAGGCGGTCATAGATGGGCAACGCGACGGCGACGCAGGCGTCAAGCGTCAGGTC